ATCAATGCGGATGGCCAGATAAGCGTCTTGCAGGATCAGGCCAGGGACCGTTTTGAACACGTACTCGTCAAGGTGGTAGTCAACGTCCTGAAGATAGTTCTTAACCGTGTACATATTGACCTCCGCCGTAGTGGGCTTTGACTTTATGATTGACCTGAGTTAATAAGTCAACCAGAAAATTGACAAACAGGAGCTGAAGCATGAGGTACGACCGCGATCCAGCCATTATGGCTGTTCTCTTTAAGTGTGGGAACGCCGTGAAGCTGGCTGCACACCTGGGTATCAGCCGCCAAGCGGTGAGCCGTTGGACCAAGATTCCGATGAGGCATCTCTCTGCTATCTCTGAGATGACCGGATTGCAGCCCCACGAACTGAGGCCAGACGTTTTTGGACCCAAAAGCACTGCTTCGTAAGTTCCGGTCTGGAATGGACACGGCGCAGATCGCTAGGGCACTTGGCGTGAAAGAGGCCGCTGTGGTTGCAGCCTTGCACATGGCGCGGGAGGAAGAGCATCGTGGAAAGAATTTACCTGATCCTCCCGTTCCCGCCGAGTGTGAACCGTCTGTGGAGGACGACAGCAAAAGGAGGGATGCACCGATCCGCTAAGTATGTGGAATGGAAGCGCCACGCTGAATGGGCGATCCTTCAGCAGGCGAAAGGCAGGAAGATCACCGGCCCTTACCGGCTGACTGTCAACCTGCGCCGCCCTGACAAGCGTAGACGTGACTTAGACAACTTGTTTAAAGCCGTGAGTGATTCGCTGGTCCATATGGGCGTCGTAGAGAGCGATCACCTGTGCGAACGACTAGAGGCTGGATGGGTTAAATCAGGCCCGGAATGTGAAATCTTACTGGAGAGCGTCAATGTCGAACAAGCTTCCAAATCAGGCAAAGCCGCCAATCTTTGACATCCCCACGAGCGTCTGGAAGACGATTAATTTTGCAGACGTTGAAGACACTTTTGAAGACATGCGGATCGCATGTGTGATTCATCCGCCGTTTCCGCATTTCTTCGTGCGTGCCCCGTTTGGCTCGTTCGTTGAAGCCACGCGGAATTATGTCGTTAAGACGGGGGATGAACTTCCGAACATAGATGATTTCCCCGATTGGATTAAGGGGTTCGCGCACAAGCCCTTGGTGGTGGAATATCAATTCAGGGGGAAGAAAACAGTCTTTGGGCGGGATGAATATGACTATCGGACAAGAACGTATTTAGGGGACGGCAAAGATGCGCTGCCGTTTAATTTGGTCACACAAATGCCCAGAGACCTAAGTGAAACTATGGACTTGTTTGTTTACAAGACCCTAATCACGCTTCTGGTCACGAAAAACTGTGACCGGAAGGTCGTTGAAAACACTCCCCGCGCCAAGTCAAAACAAGCTCGTGAGGATTCCAAGACCTACTCCACGACAACCTACATCTCCATTGGGCGAATCACAGAGACGCATCGGTCGCAGGGTGGATCACGCGGCCCAGTCCGTGCGCATCTGAGGCGCGGTCACGTTCGCAGGCAACGCTTTGGCGAGGGAAGGTCTGAGGTTAAGACCATCTTCATCCCGCCCGTGTTCGTGAACGCCGATCGCGAGTGGATCGACGACCGCAAAAAGTACAAGCTGGTGGCCTGAGATGGGTAAGAGATCAGACTTCCAACGCAAGAGGTTAGACTACTACCCGACACCCAGATCCGCCGTCCTGCCACTGCTCCCCCACCTGAAGCCGGGCACGCACTACTGCGAGCCCTGCGCCGGGGAAGGTGTCCTCATTGGGCACCTTGATGTGGACAGCCATGTGTGCGTGTCGGCGTTCGATGTCATGCCCTTGCGGCCCGAGATCCGCCAGCACGATGCTGCGTGGATCACGAAGTACGACCTGAATGGGGCGGAAGCCATCATCACCAACCCGCCCTGGGACCGCCCACCGCTGCACCAAATCATAGAGCGGTGCTCAGCTTTGGTCCCGACGTGGCTGCTGTTTGATGCAGATTGGATGCATACGGCTCAGGCCGCGCCACATCTGAGGATTTGTCGGGCCATCGTGTCGGTGGGCCGGGTCAAATGGATTGAAGGCAGCGCCAATACCGGCATGGACAACTGCTGCTGGTATTTATTCGACGCCAATGCGACCGGGCCGACAGTTTTCTGGGGGAGGCGATGACAAAAATATCTTTGGACGAACAAATTACAGCCGTTGAAACAGAGTACGTAAACCTGCGCGGCACCATAGAGATCATTAACGATCTGATCGCAAAGGGAAAACGGGAGCCTATAGAGGCCAGAATTAAAGAGGCAAGGCTTATCAATTTAAATGCAGCGTTGCAGACGCTGAAATGGTTGAAGGCCAATGAAAGCCGAATAAAGGCCGCCTTGAGTCAACCCTTGTCCACGAAGTCGGGATGAGGTAGCCTGAAAAGAATGAGGCTCTGGGGAGCACCACCACACCCCAGAGCCTCCGGTCCCCAACCGCCGCTCGCAAAGCCGGTTGGCTGAACAAATTAATATAGCTGTTCAGCCTAATTGGCAAGCGTCGGCGTCCCGGAATATTCGGAGACGTTCGTCAATGTCCTACAAAGCCTTAAGCTGGGCCTCAGAAATAAAGCTTCGTTGGCCCGAAAAGATAGCCCTGATGATGTTAGCCAACCGGGCTGACCCTAAAACCAACTCATGCTTCCCGTCGATCTCTAAGCTGGCAGATGACTGTGGGATGTCGCAGGCACAGGCGAGGAAGGCTGTAGTTAACCTTCAGAAGCTTGGGCTTGTCAGGAGGGAAGCGCAGATAAAGTCCTATGGGCAATCGTCCAATATCTTTATCTTGGCAGTTGGGGCCACCCCCACTCCAATAGAGTGCCCCCCCACTCCAATAGAGTGCCATAAACGGTTACCGTTAAACAGGAGTACCAACATATTAAGATTCCGCGCCAGAGGTTGAGTAATAGGAGTCTATAACAACCTATAAGTAACAGATAAGCCCAAGTCTAACATAAACTGGAGTATGACATGCTAAGAGACTATCAGGTCGGGGCTATCGACCAACTGAGAGAGGCGCTGAGGCAGGGGTCCAGGAGGCCCGTCATTCAGGCTCCCACTGGCGCGGGAAAGACCATCCTCGCCGCTGAGATCATTCGCATGGCCCGTGAGAAGGGTAAGCGGGTAATCTTTACCGTCCCAGCCATCAGCCTAATCGACCAGACCGTCGAGCGGTTCCGTGGCGTCGGCATCCACGACATCGGGGTGATGCAGGGCGCGCACGAGATGACGGATCGTCACCAGCCTGTGCAGGTCTGCTCGGTCCAAACGCTGGCGCGGCGAACCATCCCGATGGCTGATCTGGTCATCGTCGATGAGGCTCACGTCATGTTCAAGATCTACGACAAGTGGATGCAGAACGCAGCGTGGGAGCGCGTCCCGTTCGTCGGCCTGACCGCGACACCTTGGTCCAAGGGCATGGGGGCAGAAGGCCGCTGGGACAAGCTGATCGTCTGCACGACGACTCAGGATCTGATTAACAGGGGGCATTTATCCGATTTTAAGACCTTCGCTCCGTCTCATCCCGACCTTGGCGGGGTCAAGACTCTCGCCGGGGACTACGATCTGCGTGGACTGGGTGACGCCATGGACAAGCGCCCGCTGGTCGCTGACATCGTGTCAACGTGGCTGGAGAAGGGTGAGAACCGTCCGACGATCTGCTTCGCCGTCAACCGGGTCCACGCAAAGCACATCCAGACCCTGTTCCAAGAGGCGGGCATCGTGGCCGAGTACATGGACGCCTACACCGACAGGCACGAGCGGAATGAGATCGTAGAACGATTCCAATCTGGCCAGACGAAGATCATCTGCAACGTCGGCGTCCTGACGACGGGCTTCGACGCAGATGTCCGCTGCATCATTCTAGCGCGGCCTACGAAGTCAGAAATCCTTTTCGTCCAGATGATTGGGCGAGGGCTCAGGACCGCTCCGGGCAAAGATCATTGCCTTATCCTTGACCATAGCGACACCACGCTGCGCTTGGGCTTCGTCACCGACATATCCAAGCCTGAGCTGGACGATGGTCAGAAGAAGGCATCGTCCGCCAAGAC